GCGCCTGGAGCCAAGCGAGGGTCGCGGCATGACCGAGCCCGAAAAGTTCTGCAAGAAGTGCGGCGAATGGTGGCCCGCTGACGGCGAGTTCTTCTTCCGTCGCGCACGCAACCCGGACGGCCTCGATTGGACGTGCCGGGCCTGCTACTCGGAGCAGCCGAGCGTGCAAAAGCTGCGCACCGGGCGCGGGACGCCGAGGCTGTATTCGCCGTGGGAAAAACTGTTCGAGTCGGAGGCGCGGGCATGAGCGAGCCAGAGAAGCTTTGCTCGCGCTGCCAGGAATGGTGGCCGGCAGATCACGAATTTTTCTTCCGCAAAGCCGAGAGCAAGGACGGGCTGGGCTACCACTGCCGCGCCTGCGTAGCGGAGGAGCCGAGCCGGACGAGATCGCGGAGCTACATGCGGCCGCTTGTGTCGCCCTGGGAAAAACTGTTTACGGAGACGAGAGCATGAATCTGATTGAAGAGAACGAGAAGCTGCGGGCACTGCTGCGCCGCGTGGTCGGCAGCTTGGAAGACCTCAACTGCGCCTGGCTGGATCAGGCAGACGATTGCGCCGAGCCAGATGAGGAGAGGGAAAATTGCGCCGCCACCAGCGAGCTGATCGAAGAGGCCCGCGCCGCACTTGCGCGCCCCGAAAAGGAGACGAGAGCATGACCAAATTTCAGATGGGCGACCGGGTGAAGAAGAAATCCGGCAGCGAGTGGGTTGGCAAGATCGTCGGGACGTATGCGACGGACCAAAACCCCGAGGGCTATGCCGTAGAGAGCTGCGCCCATGCCAACAGCGTGCAGATATACCCGGCGACGGCGCTTGAGATTGCGCCGGCCGAGCGGAAGTTCGACATGCAGGACCAGCTTGTCGCAATAAGCAAAGCTGTAGCCGATGGGGACCAAGTCCGAGCGCAGCATCTGCTCAGCACGGCCATCAAGTACGCCCTCATCGCGCAGACCGTCCCGCGCAAAGGCCCCGACTGGAAGCGCCGTTCGCAACAGGGCTGGGCTGCTGCCGCTATGTATCGAGCCGAGAACCAAGAACTGAAAGCTCGCCTGCAAGTGCAGACCGAGCAGCAGCCTATTGGCGAGGTGATACGGACTCATGCAAGCGGCTCGACTGTCGAGCTGATGGAGCACGGAATGGCAGAGCTAAAGGTAGGGATGCAGGTTTACGCCGCCCCCAGCGCGCAGGGGTTTAGGGATGGGCAGGCTGAGCTGGTGGAGGCTGTGCGCGCAGCACTGGCTGATTTTGACGAGTGCGACCCCTACAACCGAGACGGGCGGGCGGCAGAACTGATGGATGATCTGCGCGCCGCCCTCTCCGCACAGGAGGCCCCATGACCATCGCCAGCGAACACTACGCCCGCACCGGCCAGACAGTTGCCGAAACCTGCCGGGAGCTGCATGCACAGGGCAAGGGCATCGAATACGCCTCAACGATCATCGGCTATCGCACCTCGACGGATATGCGCAAATGGCTGGCCCGCCGTCGCGTTGAATGCCCGTGGCCGCTGGATCTGCGCGCATCGGCGATCCGCCATCCGATACCGGACGAAACGCTGACCCGGTTTATCGAGCTGCGCCGGGCAATGCCTGCCGAGCAGGCGGCGGCGATTGTCGGCCATCCGAACGACAGCCTGCGCAGCGCAGTGCTGAGACGCAGGCCGGATTTGATTGCGGCGTGAGCGCCGAGGGGGAAGGAATGAGCAAGGTATCGGTTGATCGGGAGTTGCTGGCTGGGCTTGTCAGTAATGACCGCGCAACGCGTTTGGATGCGGAGCGCCGCATGTATGGCGTCCTCGTCAACCAGCCCGCAGAGGCGGAAGGGGTGGGGCGCTGGAGCGAGCTGAAGCTGCTGGCTGAAGCTGCGGCAGGGTTTGATTACGAGTTCGACTGGATGACCAAGGAGGTCAGCAGTCTCCGGCGAGCCGCTACGCCGCAGGCCATCCTTGAGTTGATCGCCGCCCTATCCGCCGTGACCGCCGAAAATGACCGACTCCGCGCTGGCGTGGCCGGCGACTTCGATCTGGATGCCTGGCTGGATTGGGCGAAAGAGGCGGAGCGACTCCGCGCCGAGGTCGAGGGGCTGCGGAAGGCGCTGGAGCAGTACGCCGACGATAGGAACTGGTGCTACGACACCTGCAATATCAGTCGGGACATCGCCAAAGCCGCCCTGGCTGCGAAGGAGGCGTGAATGGACAGCAAGCTCAAACAATGGCGAGACGATCAGAAGCGCCTTCCGGAGTTCATGCGGGACTTCCACAACTGCAAGCAGCTCTTCAAGGGGATAGCCGACTACATAGAACTGGAAGACGATCACCCGGCCAAGGAGGTCAACTGGCGGCAGGCGCACTGCTACACCATCACAAGTACGGCGGTAGTAATTCTGACGGCGAGCCCATGCCCCGCCTAGCCCCAATGCGGGAGGAGATAGAGAACATGGCCCGATACCAGACGGTCAAGAAATTTGCAGAGGCAAGCGGCTACACTGAGCGCGCGATCCGAACGAAAATACAGGACGGCACCTGGCCGATGGGTGAGGTGTGGATCAAGGCGCCCGATAACCGGGTGCTGATCAGCGTGGAAGGGTACGAGGTATGGGCGGAAAGCGGAATGGCGTCAGGCGCGCGTCGGCAACCAGCATTGAAATCAGTTTCATGCTCGAGGGGCAGCAGTGCCGCGAGCGTCTCCCGCTTGAGCCCAGCCCCGCTAATCTGAAGCGCGCCGAGAAGCACAAGGCTGCGATAGAGCTGGCCATCTACAGCGGCACATTCGACTACGCCGCAACTTTCCCCAAGTCAAAGCGCGCCGCCAAGCTCGGGCATCAGACCGGGCAGATTCCCCTCTGTGACTATCTCGACAAGTGGCTAGCCCGAAAGGAGGCGCATCTCAAGGCGTCCACCCTGGACGGCTATCGAAAGATCATCAGCGGCGTATTGGTCCCGAGGCTCGGGCATGTGCCGCTGGTGACGCTCACGCGCAAGATGGTCCGAGACGAGCTGTCGCAGATGGACGCCTCGAACAAGCGCCTGGCCAATGTGCAAAGCTGCCTGCGGTCGGCGCTCAACGATGCGGTGGACGATGAGCTGATCGAATCGAACCCGCTGGCGGGCTGGACCTACTCTGTGAAGGGCAAGCCCAAGGCCGAAGACGAGATCGACCCGTTCACGAAGGAGGAACAGACGGCGATCCTGGCGGCAGCGGCCGGGCAATACCGGAACCTGTTGCAGTTCGCGTTCTGGACCGGCTTGCGAACGTCCGAGCTGGTGGCGCTGGAGTGGGGGGATATTGACTGGCTGCGGGGGGAGGCGCGCATATCGCGAGGGCTGACCAAGGCGGCCAAGGAAGCGGAGTTGCCGAAGACGGCGGCGGGATTGCGGGATGTGAAGCTGCTGCCGATGGCGCTGGCGGCGCTGGAGAGCCAGAAGGCGCACACGTATATAGTAGGCGGGCCGGTCTTCCATGATCCGCGCTACGGCAAGCCCTTCGACGGCGACCAGGCGATCCGTAAATCATTCTGGATTCCGACCATCCGCAAGGCAAAGGTCCGCTACCGCAACCCGTACCAGACCCGGCACACCTATGCGTCAATGATGCTGTCAGCCGGCGAACATCCGATGTGGGTAGCAAAACAGATGGGCCACAGCAGTTGGGTGATGATCGCCCGCGTCTATGGCAGGTACATTCCGAACGATGGCGACACGTCCGGCAGCAAGGCGGCGGAGCTTTTTGGGGCGCCGGTTCAAATCCCTATGGAGGAGTCAGCATGAGCACAGACAGGATGCGGGCAGAGTTTGAGACAAAGTGGGGCGCAACAAACGAGGCGCAGGGGCTTCGCTTCATTCCAGAGCTGAACACCTACGGATGCGAAATGATAGCGAGCCTGCCAACTGCAGAGAGCAAGTCGCAAGCCTGGTACTACTGGCAAGCCTCGCGCGCCGCGCTGGTGATTGAGCTGCCGCCCCGTCAAGAAGTTTCGCCCATTGGCGGCGATGGCGTTGATGTTCGCGATAGCGCCGCTGGCGATTGGATGGATGCGGATGCAGTGTTCGCAGCAGTCGAGGCGGCAGGCGTAAAAGCGCTTTCATTTTGAGCGTTTCAGCAACATTTCAGCGACCACCAAGCTACAGCCCAGCAAATACGGGCATTGACCGGGGGTTCAAATCCCCCCGGCTCCACCATACAAGCCCCGGAATACGGGGCCTCCAGCGGAAAAGGTTGTTGAAAGTAGCTGAAAATGACGCTGGATTACGGTCGGTTTCAGCAACATTTCAGCAACCTTTTTTGTTGCCCATCTCAGCCCGTCCGGGCGCCCCGCTCACACCTCCGCAAAATCCCCCTGAATCGAATCCCCCTCCCGCTTTTTCCAGTACATCCAGCCACCCGCCCTGACCCCTAGCCACATCGACCGGCGCTTGATCAGGCCGACGCCGGCCCGTTCCAGGGCTTCGAGAAACAGCGCATCAGCCTCGGCACGCCCACCAAACTGGACGCAGTAGAGATAGTCATGCAGCACCGCAGGCTCCCGGCACTCGTCTTGCGTGTCGTAGACGCTGCGGAGCAACCTCGGGATTGACGCAAGATCCGTGATGAACCCAGCCGGCACAGTGATGGGCTTGCCCTGCCGTGGCTGGTATTGCAGCGGCCGGATGACGAGCCATTCCCCTGGCTCATGGGCGCGCACTTCGAGTCGCGAGGAGAAGCCGGTCATCGTTCACCTCCGCATTCGATCAGCAGGCGATTCGGCGCCAATGCTCCCGCGACAGCCGCACGGCTCACAGACCGGGCTTGCTCCGGCAGTGCGCAGTAGCGAGCGACCGCATATTGGGCGGACTGAGTGACAGTGCAGCCCGAGAGGGTGGCGAGCAGGCAGAGGGTGATTAGGCGCATACGGATTCCCCCTCGAACAACGCACGCTCAGCGGCGCGGCGACGAACAAGGCCGGGCAGCTCTTTGCCGCCACCGCGAACCCATCGGCCGAACTGCAATGCCGCCTCGTCATATTTGCCCTCGTTGAGCAGGCGCAGCAGCGTGCTCCGCTCAAGGGCCGAATGCCCGCAGTTGAACGCGAAGGCGACCAGCGCATCGAACTGCCCCTGCGTGATCGGCACGCGGACAAGCCGATTGACGTGGCCCTCGAACCGCGCCACGTCTTCGCGCAGCAGCTCCTCGGCGCGCTCCTTTGTGATGGACTGGCCCATCTTGGCCGTAGCCGTGTGTCCATAGCCGATGGATGGCACGCCCGCCGCGCATTTGTACGCGAGCAGGCGCAAGCCCTCGAACTGGCGGATCAGCGCCAGTCCTTTCTCCGATGTGTGCATGGGAAACTCCAGGCAAAGAAAAACCCGCCGAAGCGGGTCTGGGTGTTGCGGGACGGCTTAGGCGGGCCAGCTCAGTACAGGCAACTCGCCCTCTATCTCCGCAAACCCCTGCGGGACAGGTCGCACGCCGGATTCAACTTCAGCCAGGATCTCTACCAGCTTCGCCCACGTCGCATCCCGCGCCTCGACGCAATACTGCCCTTCTGCCCGGAACAGCGGGACAGTGCTGGTGGCGTAGGTGCAGGCGGACAGCATGTTGTCGTAGGTCTTGGTTTGGGCGAAGGCGTCGAGGCGCTGCTGAGTGGCCTGTACGATTTCGGCCTGCAATGCCACCGGGTCTGTTGGTGTGGGCTGCTCGTACACTTCCCGGTACGCCCCCGGAAACTGCGCCTCGATGAACTCAGGCGTGGCGACGATGGTGTTGATAACCTCACCTTGCTCACTCAGGATTTCATATTTCATAAGTTCACTCCCATTCGATCAAGATGAAGCCGTTGCCGCCAGCGCCAGAGGTTGCTGTAGCAGCACCAGAAACAGATCCGCCGCCGCCGCCGCCGAATACCCCAGCTCCACCAGTTGCTATCTGCGACGTTGAGGTTGCTGTCGCTGCTCCACCCCCACCGAGCCGAGATGCCAATCCGCCGCTGCCGCTGCCGCTGCCGCTGATAACGCCACCCGTCCCAGCACCGTGATTGCTCGATAGGAACGTGCCGGCGACCCCGGCCGAGGGGGGTGAGCTAGATGAAGATATCGAGCCTGCACTGCCCACGCCGTTTAGAACCAGCGGAGAAGATGGGATGAACTGATCTACGTCAGTGATGGCCGCGCCGCCTGCGCGGGTTGCGTTGTTCGCATTTGGACTGCCTGCGCCTGACCCGCCGCCACCTGACACAGTATTCGCGCTAGTGGCTGTCGCATCGCCAGATTTTCCACCTGTGCCTGCGCCGCCAGTAATTGCACGATAGGGCGATGCGGCACTTGCGCTGCCAGAGGGAAAACCAACGCCACTCCAGCCTACCGCCCCTCCACCCGTCGCCGCCATGCCTTCACCAGACGCAGACCCCGCACCGCCTCCAGATACATTCACGGCGCCGCCGCTTGCAGAGCCGCCCGAAACCGCAGACACATTGCCCGAGGTTGCCGCTTGACCAGCGCCACCACCATTTGCCGTGATGGTTGAAATTCCAGATCCAGAGAAACTTGAGCTGCCGCCAGCGTTACCTGCCGATGATGTTGCAGTGACGGATACACTAACGCTCGCCCCACCTGCGCCAACCGTGACCGTGTAAGTATTTTCGGCAAGCAGATCAAGCGTCTTTATGGCTAAACCACCAGCCCCGCCGCCCGTGGCCTTTGCCGTCCCTGCGTTCGCCGCTGCCCCACCAGAGCCTCCGCCGCCCACAACCGTCACCCGATACTTGCCATTCTTCGGCGGGGTAAACGTGGTGCTGCTGGCGAACAATCGGACGTTGCGCGAAATGACTTCAGTCAAAATCACAGCCCACGCAGGAGGCATTCCCGGCCCTTGCGAAACAGGCACTTGCCCTGCCGCGCCGGAACTACCCCCGAGCGTGAGCTCGGGGTCGGCCAGGGTCTTATTGGTCAGCGTTTCGACACCATCCTGCGTCGAAACGCCAGCCGTGCGCAGCTGCTCCAGCGTTACGACTCCGGTCTGACCTGCCACGCTCGTCACAGGGCCGTCCGCGATGGATGCCAGCGCATCGGCTACAGCCTGTGTATTCGTCGCAACCTGCGCGGTATTGGCCGCCACTTGCAGCGTATTGGCCGCTACTTCGTCAGCGCGCGCCACAACCGTAGCTGTCTGGCTGGCGACGGTCGCGGCATTGCTGGCTACCTCGTCGCGATCTGCCTCGACTGCAAGCTCGCTGGCTGCGGCTGCTGAGGCGCTGCCTGCTGCATCTGCGGCGCGCTGATCGACGAACACAGCCGAGGCATTGGTTTCGGTCACGAACTGCGGCAGCGCGGCGGCGAAGTTGTCGGCCTTGGTTGCGAAGTCGCTCGGCGCATCGCCACGCAGCGGGGGCGTCGGGATCTGGGTGATTACGGGTACTGTCATGTCAGGCCCTCAACGGTAATAGTGGCGTCCGATTTGTTCGGGCCGGAGATGGAAATCGAGAAATCGCGGTAGTAGCCGAACAGCGCCGTGGCTTCGTAGCTTTCGGCGCCGAGCCAGACGACGGGCTTGGCGCGAATAGCTGCGAGCGTGCGCTGAATGCCGCCGATTTTCGGGGTATCGAGGATCACGTCGAACTCGGCGCGTTTCGAGAAGCTGCGCTCGACAACCATCGTGTTGCCGAAGGCGTCGATCTCTTTGCGCGAGTAGTCGGTAATGCCGACCCCTGTGCCGTAGAGCGCCACGCCGAGTTCCGCTTGGCGCCCGGTGACGACGTGACCGCAGGCCGCAACATCGCTGGCGTTGTCGATAGTGATGCTGAGTGTCGCGGTGCCGTAGGCCGGCAGATCCAGCACGACGACATCGGATTTCCGGCCGATTGACGAGAAAAACCACTGATACCAGTTCTCGACGCCAGCATCGATCAGCGAGATTTCGCGCCGATAGACCTCGCCTTCGAGCGGGTCGGTCATCACGACCGTGGCCGTTCGGCCGCGCAGATTGAACAGCGCGAGGCTGTTGATCACGGCGCCCGGCGCGAGCGTGACCGCGATGTTGCCGGCCCGCTCGGTGAGACTCGAAACCCGGTCGTCGAACATCCGCCAGCGGTTGACGGCGCCGAGATCGAGCCACTTCGGCGGGTCGCTTGCTGCGGTCGGCGCGATGCCGGTATGCGTGACAAGGGCTTCGTAGATGCGCCGCTCGTAGATCACCCGGTCGCCGACTGCGTAGGCGGTCGTGTTGCTCCACGCGGGGTGATCGGTTTCCGGCACGTTGCTGCTCGTCAGGATGGCCGGCGTTATCTCCACCGGCTCGATGATCCTCATGCGGTTGCCCTCTCGGTTGGCAGGCCGTCGTAATCCCAGCGCTCGAGGAATTCCACGCGCTTGGCTGTTTGCATCGTGTGTTTAGCGATGGATCGCAGGGCTTCGCTCTGGCGCTCGACGGCCTGTTGCAGGCCGGCTATCGCACGCGCCGAGTCGCCGCCTCCGCTGAGCATTGCTGCCGTCTGCGAGGCGGAGTAAATGCGGCTCGGGCCTGTTACCTCCAGTTCCGGGCCGTTCTCGCCGACCAGGCGCAGGCCGCCAGCGTGGAAGCCGCCTTTGGCGAAGGCCGCGACCGTCTTGCCGTTACCCTTGACCGACTCGACCGGCAGGCCGGTTGCCGCCGCAATGCGCTCGGCCACCTTTTGCAGGTCGGCGGAATACGGGTTGGCGATGCCGAGGGACTTGCCGTAGTCGCGCAGCTCGTCCGCGCTCATGCTGATCTTCGAGGGGCCAGCAGGCTTAGGCGCGGTGCCGGCAATCTCGCCTGCCGACAGGGTGCCGTCCTTGTCCAGATCCAGATTGCCGAACTGCCCGGCAATGTCCTTGCCGGCCGCAATTGAGCCCAGCCCGGCTTGCGCTTGAGCCAGGGTGATCGCGCTGCCGATGGCGTTTTGCACGCCCGCAAGGCCGGAGACGATGGCCTGTGCCTGCGACATATTCGCCGCAGCCGCCATTTCCGTTGCGGAGATCAAGCCATCGAAGTTGGTGTCGACGATGTAGCCCAAGGCTTTCAGTTGCTCGTCGCTGGCCTTGCCCTTGAGTGCGGATTGCAGCTCGTCGGGCTTGAGCAACTCGTCGGTGTTGGCGTCCAGCTGCTCGAAACCGAGACCGAGGGCGCTGATCACCTGCGTCGGCTGTAGCGCGGCAAAGCCCTTGCTGATCAGGTTGCCGAGGAATTCCAGCTGCGCCGTGGAGGCCGCCGTCTCCGCTTGCGTCAGAGCGAGCAACGCCTCGGCCAGGGATTGCACCGAGCTGTTGATCAGCCCCAGCGCGTCAAGCTGCGACGTGAGCGCGTCGAGTTGCTGCTGGGCAATCGAGGACTGCCGGCCCGCCGTCTGCTCCGCTTCGTATGTCGCGGCCTGGATGCCGGCCAGTTCGCGCAGATAGTCCTCACGGGAGGCCGAAAACGCCAGCGAGGCCGTAGCGAGATTCGCGCCGACAGCGGGCAGCGAGCCCATTGCCGACTCATCCCCAAGCCTTGCCCGGCTTGCCGTTGCCGCGAACTCCCGGCGCAGCGTCGAGAGCTGCGTGGTCGGCGACTGCGAGGCGAGGATCGTCAGCGATAGCTGCTCGCGAAATGCCCGGAGCGAGTTGGTAAAAGCATCGAACTTGCTGACAGTGGCCTGCAGAACGCTGCCTTCGCGCTGGTATGCCGCGATGACGTTTTGCCGTGCGGCGTTGACGGTGGCTTGCCCGTCCGCTTTCAGTGCATCGAACGCGGTGTAGGCCGCATCGGCTGCGCCTGCCAACTGGATCAGGGTGTTGACCAGCTCGCGACCAGACTCGGTGCTGGTGTCGATGGACTCGACGAGCGCCCGGTACTGCTCGCGGGAGGCCGGCAGCGCCTGGCCCAGCTCGCCGAACTGCTTGACGACCGCCTCGACGGCATCCTCGGCCTTTTCCGTGCCGCTGAAGAACTTGTCGTAGTAGACGGCGGTGGCTTCCGAGAACGCTTCCATTCCGCCCGCGATAGCGATCATGTCTTCGGCCATTTTCGCGCCGGCTACGCTGCCCTCGTACAGCGAGAGGTTCAGCGTCTCGAATGTGGCGTTGACGCTATCGAGCTTGCCGACGAGTTCGGACAGCGACTCGAAGGTGTAGTCTTCGAGCCCGGCGCTGAGCTGGTCGTTGATGCTCTTGACCGCCGCGTTGCCGACATTGGAGAACCACGCCGCGAGGCGCTCCTCGACTTTCTCCTGGGCCTTCTTCGAGCTTGTTGCGATGTGCTTGCGCTTGACCGAGAGGCCATCGAGCGCGCCCTCGGCCACGTCGAAACCCAGCTTCTCGAAGAGCTGCTGCGAACTTTCGACAACGCCATCGAAGCGCTTGGACAGGGCTTTTTCAAGCGTGGCGTCCATGGCGCTGTACTTGTACTTGTCCTTGTCGGAGCCGAACAAGCCGCCCTTCTTCTCCATGTACTCGTAATTGCGGCCCCAGAAGTCACCCTCCTTGGCGCCGACAGCCAAGCCCGAGGATTTGGTTACCCAATCGCCGCCAAAAACCTTGCTCCCCAGCGTCGAGCCCAACAGGCCGCCGAGCGCCGCGCCGATGACTGTCCCGATGCCGGGCAGGATCGCGCTACCGAGCGCCGCCCCGCCCTTAGCGCCGAAGAATCCTCCCGCGCCGCCCGTCACCGCGCCCTTGAGACCGCTGTTTTGGTAGCCCATGAACGCGCCGGCCGCGCCGCTGAGCCAGGGTGCATAAGTGCCGACCTTGGCCGCAGTTGCCTGCGCGCCGTAGTTGACGATATTGCCGCCCGCATCGAGCATGACGCCCGCGCCGCCCTGGACGCCGCCGAACATCCCGCCGATGCTGCTGGCCGCACCGCTGGCGAGGCCGCCGTAATAGCTGCCGACACCTTGCAGACCACCCATGATGCCGCCCGACTGGAAGCCCGCCAATGCGGCAGGGCCGACGCCGGTTAGTGCGCTGTATG